TCTAAAATGCAAGGAAAACATGGAAAAGACTCTAACACGTGGAAGAGGAAGACCGAAGGGGTCTGTCAAGATGACGATACAGAGGTTTGCTGACAATCCTCCTGCTGTATTGCCTAAGACTGATCACCAGAGGCTCAAGGAGTTGAAGGAGTTGATGATTAGGAGTGGGGGTAAGGATGTTGCTCAGAAGGTGATAGAGATAGCGTTGAATGACGAGCATCCGCATCAATTGGTGGCTTTGAAGATGTGTTTGGACAGAACCTTACCTGTGAGTATGTTTGAGAAGGATAAGAGTCAGAGGAGTGCTGTGACGATTAACATTACAGGACTAGGAGTTGAGCCTACTGTAATAGAGGCGGATGACATTACCGATGTTTAAATAACATTCAGTTGTATTCTTGTTTAAGCAAGAGTATAATTGCAGTATGAAAAAATGTACTTACTGCAAAATTGAAAAACCTCTTGATGCTTTCTACAAAATTGCTAATGGCACAAAAGGTGTTCGTCCTAGATGCAAGGAATGTATGGCATTGCTTGAGAGAAAAAAGTATGCGTCGGATGAAGAGTTTAAAAATAGAAAGCTCAATATGCAAGCTATAAAAATGCGTGAAGATGAAGAGTTTAGAGCTAGGCATTATGCTTCTTGTCGTTCAGGTCACTTAAAACGTAGTTATGGTTTAACTCAAGAGGATTTTGATCAAATGCTTGCTTCTCAGGGTGGTGGTTGCGCTATATGTGGTACTAAACAAAAATATGGTGAGCAAAAGACAAGAATGGTAGTAGACCATTGCCATTCAACTAATAAAGTTCGTGGAATACTTTGTGACTTATGCAATACTGCTCTTGGCAAGTTCCATGATGATGTAAATCTATTAAGCAATGCTATTGGATACTTAAACAAAGGAAAAAATGGCTGATTTGAATTTCTCTCTTTTGCCGTGGCAGCAGGAAGTTTTTGCTGACAAAAGCCGATTCAAAATCGTTGCTGCTGGGCGTCGATGCGGAAAATCTAGGTTATGTGCCATCACGCTGATTATAGAAGCTCTAAGATGCCCTCAAGGGTCTGCAGTGCTATATGTATCGCCTACTATGGGGCAGAGTCGGCAAATCATATGGGATTTGTTGCTTGATTTGGGAAGGGATGTTATTCAAGCTAGTCACGTTAACAATCTTGATATTACGATGATTAACGGAGCAAAAATCTACGTTAGGGGTGCAGATCGTCCTGACACTTTGCGTGGAGTTTCACTTACTTATGCGGTGCTAGATGAAGTTGCCGACATCAAACCTGAAGCATGGGAGCAAGTTATTCGAGCCAGTTTGAGCGATAAAAAGGGTCGTGCGCTATTTTTGGGAACTCCAAAAGGGCGAAATTGGTTCCATGACTTGTACAAACTTGGAGAAGAAAATACTGATTCAGACTGGAAATCATGGCATTTCACTACTGCCGACAATCCGCTAATCGACCCATCAGAAATCGAGTCTGCCAAGAAAACTCTATCCACATTTGCTTTTAAACAAGAGTACATGGCATCGTTCTCCAATGCGGGGAGTGATGTTTTCAAGGAAGAATGGATTAAATATGGAGAAAGACCGAATAAGGGGTCATATTTCATCTCTGTTGACTTAGCGGGGTTTGAGGAGGTTGCCAAACAAGCGGGTAATGCCAAGAAGCGGTTGGATGAGTCTGCTATCTGTGTGGTTTATGTCACAGAGGATGGAAAGTGGTTTGTTGACAAGATTATTCACGGAAGGTGGGATATTAGAACGACTGCTGTGAACATCTTGATGGCTATTCGGGATTACAGACCACTTAGTATTGGGATTGAGAGGGGGGCGTTAAAGAACGCTGTTTTGCCCTATTTGAGCGACTTGATGAGGAAAAGTAACATCTATGCCCATATTGTTGATTTAACGCATGGGAATAGGAAAAAAGCAGATAGAATTATCTGGGCATTGCAAGGAAGGTTTGAACATGGCAGAATCACGCTCAATTCAGAAGAGAATTGGGATGAGTTTGTTGACCAACTTCTAATGTTTCCCGCTCAGGGGGTTCACGATGATCTGCCTGATGCGCTTAGTTATATAGACCAGCTCGCCGTTACCTCATACTTTGAGGAAGACGATACCGATGATTGGCAGCCTGTGGACATAATATCGGGGGTTTGAGCATGGAATTTCAAGAGCCAACAGAATCTGATAAAGAACTCGTAGCGTTTGTTGTAAACCATTGTGATCGTTGGAGAGACTATCGCAATACCAATTATCTGGATGACTGGTTGGAATATGAGCGCATCTTTACTGGTGAATGGGCTGCTGAAGATAAAACCCGTGATTCCGAGAGAAGCCGAATTGTTACTCCCGCTACCCAACAGGCTGTAGAAACCCGTCATGCAGAGATCATTGAGGCTATCTTTGGTCAAGGTGAGTTCTTTGACATTCAAGACGATATTCGTGATGTAAACAACAATCCATTGGATGTAGCCGCTATCAAGGCTCAACTGATGGAAGACTTCAAGATAGACAAGATTCGCAAGTCCATTGACCAGATTGAGTTGATGGCTGAAATCTATGGTACTGGCATTGGTGAAGTCATTGTTAAAACAGAGAAAATTTTTGTTCCCGCTACTCAGGCAATACCTGGTCAAGTCGGTCAAGCCGCTATTGGTGTGATTGAGAAGGACAGGATTGCAGTTAAGATTGTTCCTGTTAACCCTAAGAACTTCTTGTTCGACCCTAATGGAACTTCTATTGAAGACTGTATGGGTGTGGCTATTGAGAAGTATGTCTCTATCCACAAGATTGTTAGAGGTCAAGAAGAAGGCATCTATCGCAAGGTAGAAGTTGGTACTGATTCTGAAGACTCTGATTTAGAGCCTACTCAAGAGGTTAGCCAATACCAAGACGACAAAGTTAAGCTATTGACGTACTATGGCTTAGTTCCTAGAGAGTATCTTGACCAACTTGAGGATGAGTCAGAAGTTGAAGATTTGTTCCCTGAAGACTCTGTTCAAGACGAGTATTCCGATCTGGTAGAGGCTATTGTTGTTATTGCTAATGACAATGTACTTCTCAAAGCAGAAAAGAACCCTTACATGATGAAAGATAGGCCAATTCTGGCTTATCAAGACGATACAGTTCCTAATCGTTTGTTGGGTCGTGGTACTGTAGAGAAGGCTTATAACTCTCAGAAGGCTATTGACGCACAGATTCGTTCACATTTGGACTCTCTGGCACTCACTACAAGCCCTATGATGGCTATGGATGCCACTAGACTACCTAGAGGTGCTAAGTTTGAGGTAAAGCCAGGCAAGGCAATCCTGACAAACGGCAATCCATCAGAGATTTTGTTCCCATTCAAGTTTGGAAATACCGATTCTGGGAACATTACCACTGCCAAAGAGTTCGAGAGAATGCTACTTCAGGCTACTGGAACACTAGATTCACAAGGAATGGTGTCCAATGTGTCTAGGGATGCGAATCAGGGCGGTATTTCGATGGCTGTTGCCTCAATTATCAAGAAATACAAGCGTACATTGGTGAACTTCCAAGAAGATTTCTTGATTCCGTTCATCAATAAGGCGGCTTTCCGCTATATGCAGTTTGACCCAGAGCGTTATCCTACTGTGGACATGAAGTTCATACCGACTGCGGCTTTGGGTATTATTGCTCGTGAGCATGAACAACAACAGTTCATTTCCTTACTTCAGACACTTGGCCCTAATACACCTGTTTTGCCTGTGATTCTCAAGGGAATCATGGCTAATTCTTCTTTGTCTAACAGATATGAGTTGATTCAGATGTTGGATCAAATGGCTCAACCTGATCCACAAGCACAACAGATGCAACAAGCACAGCAAGAGTTGGCTCTACAAGCGGCACAGGCTCAGATTGCAGTTCAGACTACCCAAGCAGAGCAAAATCGTGCTGAAGCGGCTAAATTGATGACTGAAGCACAGTTAATGCCTCAAGAAGTCCAAGCTAAAGTGATTGCATCAACCACTAAAAATCTACCAGAAGGCAATGAGTCTGCTGAGTTTGATAAACGGGTGAAAATTGCTGAATTGATGCTTAAAGAAGAAGACATTAAGAACAAAGGTAAGATTGTTCAGATGCAGATGGCAGAAAAAGCTAATCAGAGCAAAAAGGATGAAGACTTCCTTAAAAGCATCATAGGTGATTGATGGACGCCAAAAAAATATTGCTGTCTGGCGCATCAACTGAGGCAAAACTGGCAGCTATTGCCATTTTACTTGGTAAAGAACTGCCTGAAATCCGAGCAAAAGTCTATCAAGTTGAGAAGCTGCAAGGCCCACAGGGTGAGCCTGGCAAAGATGGTAAAGATGGAAAAGACGGCAAAAACGGCAAAAATGGTCTAGATGGTGCTGCTGGCCGTGATGGCAAGGACGGCGTTGACGGCGACGATGGAGACACAGGCGTCTCTATCGTAGGCGCTAAGATAGATTTTGACGGCTCCTTGATCCTGACGTTTTCTGATGGCACTGTCACCAACGTTGGTGAAGTGGTCGGCGAGCGCGGTGCTCCTGGTTTAACCGGGGTTCAAGGCGCGACTGGTCCAACGGGACCGCGAGGCAATACCGGCCTAACAGGCCCAACAGGTCCCACGGGCGCTCAAGGCGCAACGGGAGCAACAGGTGCTACAGGTAGCCAAGGGCCACAAGGTGACCAAGGGCCAACTGGGCCGCAAGGCATTCAGGGTATACAAGGTATACAGGGAATCCAAGGCCCAACAGGGGCTACTGGCATCCAAGGACCAACGGGGGCTACCGGACCTACGGGAGCTACAGGCATTCAAGGGCCGACTGGGTCTATCGGGCCTACTGGGCCGACAGGCGATACTGGTTTGACCGGCCCTACCGGGCCTACCGGTGACACTGGTTTGACGGGGGCCACAGGGCCAACAGGCGCGACGGGTATTCAAGGGCCAACTGGACCTACTGGAGCTACCGGGATTCAGGGGCCTACTGGCCTGACCGGAGCCACAGGGCCTACCGGAGCACCCGGGATTCAGGGGCCTACCGGCCCAACGGGTGCTACCGGGTTAACTGGCGCTACAGGTACGACTGGCCCAACAGGTCCGACAGGTGCTCAAGGGCAGGGCATCCAAATTAAAGGTGCAGTTGCTACTTTTGGTGACTTGCCATCATCGGGAAATACACCTGGCGACGCCTATATTGTCGAGTCCAATGGCAATCTCTACGTTTGGGATGGTTCAGCTTGGACAGATGCTGGTCAGTTGGTAGGACCGACCGGACCGACCGGCGCAACTGGTTTAACAGGAGCTACCGGACCGACGGGGTCTACAGGGGCTACCGGGCCAACAGGGTCAACAGGGCCAATAGGCCTTACCGGAGCTACTGGACCTACCGGCGACGTTGGCCCTACCGGCCCGACTGGAGCAACAGGACTTACCGGCCCAACGGGCGCAATTGGTCCAACCGGCCCAACCGGCGCGACAGGACTTACTGGCCCAACAGGGGCCACTGGCCCAACCGGCGTCATTGGACCAACTGGCCCCACCGGAGTCATTGGTGCTACAGGCCCTACAGGAGCTATCGGGGCTACTGGCCCAACAGGTAACATTGGCCCTACAGGACCGCAAGGTGTTCAAGGTAATATCGGTCCTACTGGACCACAAGGTATCCAAGGTATCCAAGGCATACAAGGTATTCAAGGGCCAACAGGTCCAACGGGTAATCAAGGTCCAACAGGTTCTACAGGGCCAACAGGTGCAATAGGACCAACAGGTGCGGCTGGCGCAGGTTTGCTTAATCTTGATGGCGGGTATCCCAACAGCGTGTACGGCGGAGTTAACCCAATAGATGCAGGTGGTGTGTAATGACAGTTCAAATTCAAATTCGCAGAGGAACAGCCGCAACATGGACTTCGGTTAACCCTTTATTAGCAGAGGGTGAGCTTGGTGTCGAACTTGACACCGATAAGTTCAAAATTGGTGATGGCACAAGCAATTGGAATTCTTTGCCTTACGCTACTGGCCCGACAGGACCAACTGGTCCCACCGGACCCACCGGACCAACTGGAGCAGATTCAACAGTTGCTGGTCCAACAGGTCCTACGGGAGCAACAGGTTTGACTGGGCCGACAGGTCCCACAGGTGCTACAGGACTGACAGGTTCTACTGGGCCGACTGGGGCTACAGGTCTTACAGGTCCAACAGGACCGACTGGAGATACTGGGGCGATAGGTCCAACTGGTCCTACGGGTGCTACTGGGGTCGCTGGACCAACTGGTCCAACTGGGGCAACGGGTTTAACAGGTTCTACCGGACCAACTGGTGCTATTGGGCCAACCGGTCCTACGGGTGCTACGGGACCGACAGGTGCAACTGGTTTGACAGGACCGACAGGACCGACAGGATCCACGGGATTGACTGGTCCTACTGGACCTACGGGTCCTACTGGCCCAAGCATTACTGTTCAAGATGAAGGTTCAACACTTACTACTGCATTAACTAGTTTAAACTTCACAGGTACAGGAGTTACAGCGACAAACACGGGTGGGGCTGTTACAGTTGCCGTATCAGGTGGCGGTGGTGGTACATCATCCCCTATCCCTAAATTACAATCTTGGTCAATCGGAGCAATGTAAATGGCACAGAACACAAACCCTATTTTTCCCCTAATTCCTGTTAACTCTTGGGTTAGTGGTGTTGCGGCTAATGCGGCAACTCCTGGCGTAACAGCCAACACGACCAAAGACCTGACTAGCGGTACGATCTACGGCCCAATTGAGACAGCGGGTGCAGTAGAAGGCTCACGGCTTGACTTCATTAAGGTCAGGGCGCTTGGCACTAACGTAGCAACAGTTATCCGTATTTGGTTGAACAATGGTTCTGCAACTGGTACTGCGGCTAACAACACTTTGTATCTTGAGCGCACTTTGTCGGCGACTACTGTTTCTGAAACAGCAGAACAACCTGACATCATTTTGCCTCTGAACATTAGTTTGGCGGCAGGTTATCGGGTGTATGCCACATTTGGTACAGCAGTAGCGGCAGGTTTTCACCTGACTGCCATTGGCGGGGATTACTGATGTTTACGGGGTTTGCGTCCGAGAACACGCCTGCAATTCAGGTATGGGATTTTTTCAGGGATTTTGCAAATACATTTGCTATTCGCTCGGTATCTTTAGCAGATGATTGTGCGCCAATCCAAGTATTTCGTACTGGAGCAACCTCAACGGCTATTAGAATTTATCTTCCAACAGCTCCCATTGAAGGAAAACAAATAACAATTGTTAATCAATTGTATGCGTTAACCGCAGCACAATCTATTGAAATTTACTCATCCGATACAAGCGGAAATGGTTCAAGTTCTAGGTTGTTTGCTCTAGGACCGTCAGATTCAATAGTTCTTGTTTATTCAAAACAAAATATTACTTATGGAACAAGTTCAGGTGTTTTTCGGACTGGTTGGATTTCATTAAATAAAAGTTCCCTTTCTTCAATTAGCAGTTATTCTGCAACAGTAGGAGGCGACAACAATTCGACTACATCAACATATTGTTTTATTGGTGGTGGTAGTGGAAATTTAGCACAAGGTCAAAATTCAGCGGTTGTTGCTGGAAACTCCAACTCTGCAAATGCTGCTGGTTCTGCTACTCTTGGTGGGTCAGGCAACACAGCAAACCAAACAAACTCTGTTATTATTGGCGGCGCAGGTGGCTTCGCAAGTGGTCAAAATTCTTTTATTGGTGGTGGCAGTAATCACAGTGCAAGTAGTTTGAATAGTTCTATTGTTGGAGGAGCACAGGGTTTAACACGAACTATTGTTGGAAACTTTGTTACTCCTGCAAGTAGTTCGCCAATTTCGGGATCCGGTGGGGTAAGCCAACTTGCCACATTACTTCTTGCTCGTGAAACCACAGACGCAACTGCAACAAGGCTTACAAGTAACGCATCTGGCGCAGGTACAACCAACCAAGTCATCCTACCCAACAACAGCGCCTACTACGTCAAGGGCAGCATTATTGCCACCGTAACTGGCGGCGGCAACACAAAGTCTTGGGATTTTATTGCGACCATTAAACGTGGTGCAAACGCTGCCGCTACTTCAATTGTTGGCGCTGTTACTTTAAACGTGCAAGCCGCTGACGCAGGGGCATCTACATGGATTGTTGCAATTACTGCTGACACAACCAACGGTGGCCTTGCTGTTACGGTAACTGGACAGGCAGCAACAACAATTCGATGGGTTGCAAAACTTGAATCAACCGAGGTGACATACTAATGGCTATCCAATTTGACAACACAAACACGGGTGTAGTTACGCTGCGTCCGGGAACAGCCTCAGATGCCATAATTCTTGGTGGTTCAGGCAACGCAGCAAGCAGTTCAAGTGCTGTTGTTGGTGGCGGCTTTAACAACACAGCAAACGGAGAGGCTGGTTTTATAGGAGGAGGCGCATCAAATACTGCAGGTGGGACTAATTCTGCTGTTGTTGGTGGTGCTTCTAATAATGCAGCTTCTGGTAATACGTTTATAGGGGGCGGCTCTACTAATAGTGCCAATGCTAGTACTGCATCGGTTGTTGGTGGGTCTCTCAATGCCGCATCTGGAATTAACTCAACTGTTCTTGGCGGTCGCCGAGGAACTACAAGAAGTATTACTGGAAGCGTTGCAGCAAGCGCATCTGTTATCCCAATCGCAGACCTTGCTGGCGCTCAACAGACAGCAACTCTTATTTTAGGTCGTGAAACCACAAATACTACCGCAACAGTTTTAACAAGCAACTCATCTGCTGCCGCAACAACCAACCAAATCATCCTACCCAACAACTCTGCTTACTTTTTTCGAGGTGAAGTTGTAGCAGGTGTTACTGGTGCTGGTGACACAAAAGGCTGGACAGTTGAAGGTGTGATTAAACGAGGCGCTAACGCTGCTTCTACTGTACTTGTTGGCACGCCTACAGTAACCTCGTCATACGCAGATGCTGGCGCTTCAGCGTGGACTATTACAGCCACTGCTGACACAACCAATGGCGGTTTGGCAATCACAGTGACAGGACAAGCGGCAACTACAATTCGGTGGGTCGCTCAAATTCGCACAACGGAAATGACTTATTAAAGGAAACATCATGGCTCTGAAAATCTCTATCCCCACAAGCAACGTAGGCGTTCCATTCACAGACGCTTATGCCCGTATCACGAACATCTTTGGCAACAAAGATCAAGTGCAATACCAAGTGTCTGTGTCTGCTAATGCTGATGCAAGGCAAGCAAATGCTCAAGAAGTGGCACAACACGCTTTCTACTGCGCTACCCCACAAGGCAACTTGATGGACGGTCTGTATGCTGACCTGAAGCTGCAAGTCGGCTTTGAGGACGCTGTAGACTGTTAAGCATGAAAATAGCTGTCTACGCCATCAGCAAAAATGAAGCGCATTTCGTCAAACGATTCTGTGCTTCAGCTAAAGATGCTGACCTGATTGTCATTGCCGACACAGGCTCAACTGATGACACGATTCAGTTGGCAATGAACGCTGGCGCTAGAGTCTTTGAGATATGCGTAAAGCCTTGGCGTTTTGACAAAGCCAGAGATGCTGCCCTTGCCTTGCTGCCACCTGACATTGACATTTGCATCTCGCTAGACCTAGACGAAGTGTTAGAACCAGGATGGAGAAAAGAGATAGAACGGGTATGGAAAACAGATACAACCCGTATGCGATATAAGTTTGATTGGAGCAATGGCGTGGTGTTTTACAGCGAGAAAATCCACCACCGTTACGGATACCATTGGCATCATCCAATCCATGAGTACATCCGTGCTGACAACAGAATCCCAGAGGTGTACGCACATACGGATATGCTGCTTGTCAGCCACCATCCTGACGAAACAAAATCTCGTAGCCAATACTTGCCTTTGCTTGAGTTGGCGGTCAAGGAAGACCCGTACTGCCACCGAAATGCTTTTTACTACGCTAGGGAGTTGACTTTTTACGCGCAGTGGAAAGAAGCTATTCCAGCACTTAAAAAATATTTGGCTATGCCCCAAGCCAGTTGGAGCCATGAGCGATGCTATGCCATGAGGCTGCTGGGTAAGTCACACGAAAACTTAGGTGAGATCAAAGAAGCTGAGAAGTGGTATCAGGGGGCTTGCCTTGAGGAGCCAAACACCCGTGAGCCTTGGGTAGATTACGCCATGTTCTGCTACAACACCCATGATTGGGAGACTTGTTACTTTGCGGCAAACAGGGCGCTAAAGATTAAAGAAAAGCTGGAGGTCTACACAATGGACCCTGCTGCATGGTCTGACAAGCCACACGACCTGTGTAGCATTGCGGCGTGGCATCTTGGGTATAAGGATAAGGCAAAGCAAGAGCTTGATGAGGCTTTAAAATTCAAACCCAACGATCCCAGACTACTTGCCAATAAGGAATGGATGAAATGACTCCAGAACTCGAAAAGTACTATACAGATCGGTTTGACATGATGTCAACCGAGGGATGGAAAGATTTAATCGAAGATATTGACAAAATAATAGCAACTTTGAATAATATCTCTGTAATAGATAGTGAGAAAGACCTACAATTCAAAAAAGGTGAACTTTCTATTCTTTCTTGGCTGAAAAATCTTAAAGAGATCAGCGAAAGAGCATATGAAGAAATTTTATGATTACGTCTGTGAAAACGGACACAAGACAGAAAGATTCGTTGATTATGAGGCAACGGGTCTAATGTGTGAGTGTGGTGCAAATGCAACACGTTTACTATCTGCGCCAGCATTTCGACTTGAAGGATGGTCTGGTTCTTTTCCATCGGCATATGCCAAATTTGGGAAGAGCCACGTTGACAAGTTGAAGTCTGAGCAGAAACTCAACTCATAAGCAATTATGCCGAGTTGAATCTCCTACAACCGAGAACGGCAGGAAAAAGGAAAAAGTATGCTGATTGATGAAGAGCCAAATGAACTAGAAGCGGTAGAGCAACAAGCCAAGCCCGAACTCCCTGAGAAATACAGGGATAAAAGTCTGGACGAGGTAGTGCGAATGCACCAAGAGGCTGAGAAGCTCATTGGTAAACAAGCACAAGAGGTCGGAGAAGTCCGAAAGCTCGCTGATGAACTCATTAGGCAGAACCTCACTGTTAAACAACAACAGCAGCAAACTAGAGATGTTGAGCCTGAAGTAGATTTCTTTGAGAATCCACAGATGGCAGTTCAAAAGACTGTTGATAGTCACCCTGACATCATTGCGGCAAGGCAAGCCATGCTAGAGATGAAAAGGGCGCAAATTCAGCAAAAGTTAGCGCAAGAACATCCTGATTTTGGCGATATTGCTAAAAATGAGGACTTTGCAAATTGGGTTAAATCTAGCCCTGTACGCATTGACTTGTTCAAACGTGCTGATGCAGAATTTGATTATGATTCAGCCAATGAACTGTTATCTACCTACAAAGAACTTCGCTCTGTCAAACAAAAGCAAATGAGTACTGCTGGTGAAGCAACTCGTAAGCAGAATTTGAAAGCAGTTGGGGTTGATGTAGGTGGTTCTGGGGAATCATCAAAGAGGGTTTATCGTAGGGCTGACCTTATTCGGCTGAAAATGCAAGACCCGACTCGTTATGAGGCGCTTTCAGATGAAATCATGCAAGCGTATTCAGAAGGTCGTGTTAAGTAAACTTAACTTATTGGAGATTTAATTATGGCAAATACCGCCTTTTCCCCCACAAATAGTGTAACCACTACATCCGCAGCTAACTTCATTCCAGAAATTTGGAGTGATGAAATTGTTGCCGCCTATAAAAAGAACCTCGTTTTGGCTAATTTGGTCAAGAAGATGTCTTTCAAAGGCAAAAAGGGTGACACCATCAACATTCCTAGCCCAGCTCGTGGCAATGCCTCTTTGAAGGCCGCTACTGATGCCGTGACTTTGATTGCTGAGAGCGACACCAACATTCAAGTGTTGATCAACAAGCACTATGAGTACTCACGTTTGATCGAAGACATCGTTGAAGTTCAAGCCCTGACATCACTGCGTTCTTTCTATACAGAAGACGCTGGTTATGCTTTGGCTAAACGCATCGACACTGACTTGGTTCAATTGGGTCGTG